ACCAGATTTTGAATACGAGAAGTCTGAAATAAGTCCACCTCCTCCCTTTGTGATTGACAATTATAGTTTTAGTAGTGGTAATGATGTCGTTCTTAATTTAAAGTCTGGGTTATATAACAATGAAACCACTTTCGTGGAGCTTGACAAAACCAAGATAACAAAGATAAAATTTAATATGACTGAAGCTGCGGATCTTACCTTAAAACCACCAAAAGTTCCAGTTAATATTGAGGGTAAACCATCTCGAATCATGCTTAGAGTTGCAGATACTGGTGTTCATCAGAAGAAGGGTTCTAAGTTGGAAGATGTACAACCTTTCACCGATCTTGCTGTTTATCAAAATAAATCTTATGCTAGATTTGCTTTACTAAACAGTCAATCATTAAATATTACAGTTGGATTGAATCCAGAATTGAGAGCTGGACAAACAATTGGAGTTAGGTTTCCAGATGTAGAATCTAAAACTGGTCTTGGTGATGAGAACTCTAAAGATATCAGTGGAAAATATTTAATATCTCACTTAAGACATGAGTTTGAAGGTGGTAAGTTTAGAACTCATTTACGTCTTATTAGAGATTTATTCACTCCAGAAAACGCTTAAATAAAAGAAACAGGAGAATCAAATGAAATCAATCGAAGATCACATTGAACACGATAAGAAAATTGCTGAGGATCCACAAGCAAATCCAGCAGCACGCAGACATGCAAAAGAAGAGTTGCATGAATTAGAAGTGTACGCAGAACATCATAAAGAAGAGATTGCGGCAGGAGATCATCATGATCCTAACGCACTTGAACTATTTTGTGATATGCACCCTGATGAACCTGAGTGTCTAGTATATGACGATTAATTAAATGACGCAGAATTTTTTTGGTAGAGATCCTATGGTCTGGTGGATTGGTAAAGTTACCGATCCGAAGGATGGAAAGTGGGAAAATACCTTAGAAAAAGAGCACATGAAGAATGGTAAACCGATCTATTCTCATCGATGTAGAGTGCGTATTCTTGGATATCATGACACTGATGATTTGAAAGATGATGAGTTACCTCTTGCACATATTCTTCTACCACCAAATACTACAACTGTGGGTGGTCGATCACAAACAGTGCAGTATCAGGGTGGAGAAATTGTAATAGGTTTCTTTTTTGATGGTGAAGAGGCACAACAACCAGCTATATTTGCAACTCTACACCGACAAGATTTCCAAGAAGTAAAAAAAGATTATGTGCCTAATGGTGGGTTTGATAACTCTTTGAATTCATCGATAAAAGCTGGGGTTGGAAAAAATAATTATAACGAAGAAAAAAAAGATATAACCTATCCTTATACAGGAATGAGTGCTGCTAATAAACAAATTAATAATAATACTACTAATGAATTTGATGATGAAGTGTTTTGCGAAACCAATGAGATCGCAAAAATAAGCACTCAAATGAGGAAATTCACTCAAAAACTACAGTTATTGCAACAATTAAATGAATCTTCTACATATCTAGATCCAGTCTACGGCGGTTTTGTTGACATGAAGAAAGAGATTAAATTTACTGCATCTCAAGTTCATGGAACAATGACTGGTTTAGTTCGCCGTGGTAGATCTTGGTTGATACAGGAAAGTGTTGGTAAGTTTGCTGATTCATTATCTACAAAAATTGATAGACATACAAAACTTAAAGTAACAAATGCAACATCAAGATTAAATAAATTAGTTTATTGTAATATTGAAAAAATCGCAGATGGTCTACTTGATTATATTGAAGGTAGTTTAGAAAATATGGTTGGAAGTATTTTAGATGTTCCCACTTGTGCGATTGAAAATTTTTTAGGTGATATGTTTGGAGAACTTTTAAATGTTTTAGATAATGATCTTGGTGGTTTGTTTAATCAAATAAACGATTTAAATGGTGGTGGCATTGCACTACCAAGTGAAATATTTTCAAAAGGTATTCAAATTGCAAATATTATTACGAGTGTTTTAGAGTGTGATGGTATATCTTGTCCACCAGATCCAGTCGCTTTCTCAAATAAGTACGGACTTCAAAAGAAAGGTAAGGATTCAATGGGTAACATTATAAAGAAAGCAGCATTAAGCAGATTGGGACTCCCTTCATTGCCAGGATTGCCAGGTCTTCCCTCATTGCCAGGTCTGCCAGGGCTTCCCTCACTTCCCTCAATTTCATCTCCTTTGGGTGGATTAATTCCACCAGTTCCTTCTTTGGGTGGCGCTCTTCCAAAATTACCATCTAGACCAAACTGTAATACAAATGTTCTTCGTTGTGGGCCACCTAAAGTTGAGTTCTTTGGTGGTGGAGGCCGAGGAGTGACTGGTAGTGCAATCGTGAACACTATCGGAAGAGTTATTGGTGTTTCAATAGGTGGTGCAGGGTCAGGATTTACATCCCCACCTTTACTGAGTTTTGTTGATAGTTGTGGAAATGGATCTTCTGCTGGTGGTTATCCTAGAATTAAGGATGGTAAAGTTGTTGATGTTGTGATTACAGAACCAGGCTCAGGTTTCTTACCAAACACAACAGAAACTAGTAGAGATGAGAATGGTGATATAGTTGTAAAAGAAGTAATTCCAGATCCAAATGGAAATTATGACGGAGAGATATCATATGTAACTCAACTTGATGATGTGGTTGTGCAAAATGCTGGTGTGGGTTATAATGATAATGATACAGTAACTGTAACTGTAGAAGGAGCAGAAACTGTAGAAGGAGCAGAGGTAGAACTGGTCATACAAAATGGCCATGTGATAGGTGCAAATGTTGTGAATGGTGGATTTGGATTTACTGATCTTCCTAATTTGCAGATAAATACCAACAACGGAGTAGGTGCAAGATTGTTACCTGTTCTTAAATTTACCAAGGTCGATGACGCTAAGAGTGATGTTGAAATAACTCAAGATGCTGTTGTTACTGTAATTAGTTGTATTCAAAAATAAATGTCAGATTCAAATTTACAAGCACCGCCTGATGGGAAAAATGTCGAAGCATGCGATTTCCTAAGATATTCTTTTTGTAGTGGACAACAAACACCAAATGGAGTAACTAATTTTTCGGTTGAAACTCAAGAGGCGCAATCATTTAGTTTTCATCAATCAACTGGTCAAGGTGCATCACCTACAGGGCCTGGAAGTGGAAGAGCAATCTTATCCACGCCAGGAATGTATGAGGAGGATCTTGGAGATGGTTTAGATTTTAGAGAATCGCCAATTAGTTATTGTCTACCAGCAAAACAAATAAACTGTAAAAGAGGTGATATAGTCCTTAATGCTGAAAATGGAGACATTATTTTAAGAGGACAAAATATTAAGTTCAACGCAGTTGGTGGTAAACAAGATGGCACAATGACTATCAAAGCGAAAAGATCAATAGATATTGATACAACAGCTTTAAGAGTTCAGAGTGATAACGCCACTATTTTCGTAAGAAGTGAGGATTTGAATATATTTGTTAAAAACAAATGTCAATTTGAATATAATATATTTGTTGCTACAGCTTTTTCCGAAAAAACCTTTGGAGTAATTAGTAAAGAATTTCAATCCCTTAATATAAGATCATTATGAACGTATCTGTTTTAGAAACCGACAAAATAGTTGTAGGAACAAATGATGTTTCTTACACTGCACCCGATAAGTCACCTACAGGAACTGCGGTGTTAAATGGCCCTGTTTATGTCGGAACTCCCTCAGCGTCGCCAGGATATGATGCAGTTTTTAACGTGGGAACTCCGCCACCAGCACAAGATTCATTAGATCAACAACCACCAATGAGCGCTTCTTTGGGTATCAAACTTGATGGTAGCATGGAGATTGTTGGTGATGGTAGAGTTCCAAACGCCTTAAAAATTAGCGGAGGTCAAACAGATAAATTATTTGTTGATGGTGATGCTTTCTTCTCTGGTGCGGTTGATTGTGGTAACAAGGGAAAACTCGCCGCTAGATTTGCAACTGCTGATGCAAAACCAAAACCATTTGATTTAGAACATCCAACAAAAGGAAAGGGTCATCGTCTTCGTTATGCTTGTATAGAGGGCCCAGAGGTTGCAGTTTACTGTCGTGGTAGATTAAAAGAATCAAATGTAATTCAATTACCTTACTATTGGAAAGACCTAGTTCATGAAGATAGTATCACTGTTCAGTTACAACCGATTGGATCAAATCAAAATCTTGTGATTCAAGAGTTCAATAATGAATTCATTGTCATCGCAGAGGATTCAACTAATACTGATTTGATTACTGATTTATCAACTATTGATTGTTTCTACCATGTATATGGTGAAAGAAAAGATATCAATCCTTTGATAGTTGAATATGAGGGTAACAGTTGGGAAGATTATCCAGATCCAAACTATGATCCAAATAAGGTTGATTCTGATGAAAAAACTTACACTGATCCTCGTTTTGCTGGCCCACCAAACACAATTACCACTTGAAAAAATTAATTTATATTGAAGATAATTTCATATCACCAAGTCAGTGTCAGGAAATTATCAATTATACTAATGAATCTCTTGGAATCATGACTGCTATAGGTCATAGTGAAGATACTATTCCAACTTTTGAACCTCAAGAGGATTATTATGATTTTGCTGAACATCATGCAAGACAAGATGAAATATTAG